TGAACCTGAACCAGAACCTGAACCAGAACCTGAACCAGAACCTGAACCAGAACCTGAACCAGAACCTGAACCAGAACCTGAACCAGAAGAAGACCCATCATTCATGGTCCCTTTCTATTTATATGGTAATTTTATTAGTAATAATGATGATTATGTAAAAATTAATTTTATAGATTCATTAAATAACAATTATAGCTACGATACAATAGTTTATAGTACAAATGATATTTCATCTCAAGTAAATCCACTTCATTCAGGTCCTTTAAATGGTATGAACTATCAAGATAACGCCACTGGCCGGATTGGTTATACAAGTTATGGAAATACTAGTAATCTAATTCCAGTGAATGATTTAGTTGATGCTAGTTACGATCAATATATGAATTGTGGTTATTATGACCACTCTGGTGGTAGACAAGGTACTGGTGATTTAACAATGACTTTTAAGAAAGCAGGTACAGTAAAAATAGTATGGGGTAATGGAATAGATTTTGGAGGAGGAGGTAACAAAGTTTATTTAGATTTAAATGGTAGCAACCAAGTACAAGCAGACGAAGGTGATCTTCAAATAATAAGTACTTATGAAGTTAATAAAGATGACATATTAACATTATGGGAATTTGGTACTGCAATATTATTATTTCAAATGATGTTTTGGGAAAGCGATATACCAGAGCCAGAACCAGAACCAGAACCAGAACCAGAACCTGAACCAGAACCAGAACCAGAACCTGAACCTGAACCTGAACCTGAACCTGAAAATGGAAGTAATGTGCAAATATTTGAACAAGAACCAGAACCAGAACCAGAACAATTTAATGGAACACGATCAATTGGTATGTTTACTTATACAATAACAAATAATACAAGTAATGCTTCTTATATGACACACGATTATTTGAAAAATTTCCATGAAGCATTTGAAAAATGGGATACTATTTTAAGTCCTTCGTCTTTATACAGTGATCCTAGTACATATAATTTAAATGTTGGTGTAACTCTTGATACACTTGGCGATGGCATATTAGGTGGTGCATATGTTCAAAATTATGAATATTTTGGTAATTCACCAATATTTGGTTCAATCTTTTCTAATCAAGGCCAATTTACTATTAATATAAATTATTTGGATAGTATGAAAAACACAGTTTATACAAATGGAAAAACAAAACTATATTATGTAATTCTTCATGAACTTGGACATATTTTAGGTATTGGTCCTTTATGGATACACGGTTCTGTTTCTAGTAGACCAGTGGTTGAATACACCGATGCGAGTGATAATACAACCAAAACATATTATAATGGAACAAACGCAATAAGAGAATACAAGAGTTATTTCTCGGACATTTCCAATAATATTATTGGTCTACCAATTGAGGACGATGGGGGATCAGGCACTGCACATGTTCATCCAGAAGAAGGTGATTTATCACATTACAGTAGTAACGATAGATATATTAATGGATTATTACAACCCGGTTTACATCATGAATTAATGACAGGATGGAATGAATCAAATACATATCCAATACCATTAAGTAAAATTACAATAGGTTATTTAGAAGACATTGGATACACTGTGGATTATTCAAAAGCAGAATATTATAATCCTTATAATCCAAATGATCTGGGATAATTTGATACTTTAAATAAATAAATTATCAAAAAAATAACAACATATATTAGTTATGTCTAGTTTAACAAAGAAAAATAAAACAAAGAAAAATAAAACAAAGAAAAAAAAACAATTTTTATATAACCCGAACGATCCCAAAAAATCATTTGATGTTTATATTGATAAAGATCCTTCTGATACTATACCTATTAAATATACTACAATAAATGATGTCAAAGATACCATTCGAAAACTAGAACGTCTTTATAAAACAAATCAATATTCACATAAAAGAATTTGGCAAGTCGGAATGATTATGAAAGTGAGACTTGAAGCAATGTTGAAACATAAAACTACATTATATACAAAAGCAAAAAATGTAAAATCTAGATTTAACTTAGCAAATAAGTATTTTAAATTTCTTGGTTCTCGAACAAAACAAAAAGAACTCAATAGAAAAAAAATGATTTTCAAATTTTAAAAATTGATTTTATAATTATTTAATAATATATAATTATAAAAATGCCAGAAATTACTGATGAACAAATCCAAGAATATTTAAAAACATTATCACCAAAAGAACTCCAAGCATATAATATTGCCAAAGATCATTTAGAAAGCAGTTTTGATATTGCAAAAAGTATAGGATTTTTAGAATGGTTAAAAGAAAAATCTTAGTTGAAATTTTTATAATCTTTATATGAAATATTTACAAATCCCTTGTCGTAAGTTGTAGAGAACGCGGATGGTTTTTTTTCTTTTACAAGAAAATTAAAATTGTATATTTTTCCTTTATTTATAAATTTATTTTGCATTAACTTTTTTTTTTTTTCACTTGTTTTTTTTATTTTACCTTCCATTTGGTAATTCTTCAGTTTTGCCAATACATTGTTGTTTCTTTTTTTATTCTCGTTCTTTTCTTTTTTCTTTTCATCATATTTCATAAATATTTCTTTTAAATCTAATTCATTGTTTATATCTTCTAACACATTTTCATCCATAAAAAAATCTCTACAAAAAAAGACCATTACATATTTCATTGCGATTGCATTTAAAATTTTATAAGATATATAATTTTCATTTGAATAGTAAGAAAACCCCTGTTTAAATACATCATAATACATAATAATATCTATTCTTTTTCCATCTTCTCGCGGAACATTTTCATATAACAATCGTGTTTGCCATTGTTTTTCAATTACATCATCTTTTTCAAAATTATCTAATAACTCTTTAAATGTGGTTTTATCATAAAATACCTTATCAATATTCTCATTCATATCTTTTGTAAAATGTTCTTCAAAAGACTTCAATAATTTATTTTTATTTGTTTCAATATATTTATCTATTTCTAATGGTTCTCGAGGTTTTTCTATATATTTTTTTATATATTTCCATACAATAAAATTAAAATAAAAGTAGTAAAAAATTATATATCTCCATATTTTTTTTATCATTTTATTAACATATTAAAATTTTTTTAAATATTTTCTTTCAATTGTTCTTTTCTATGTGCCCAAAGTTTATCCATTGAATCATGAATAAAATTTACTGGCACTTTTTCATAAGTATCGCTATCTGGATGCAATACAACCAAACATAATTCAGTTGTTTCTATATTGTATTTTTCTTTCAAAATTCTACTATAAATATTTAATTGCAATGTATAATGCCAATAGTTTGTATCTGGTAGTGAGTTGATACATTCTGTTTTTGCATATTTTCTTTGATATGCATTATCCATTTTTATTTCTTTTACACGTTTCCAATCATAAATGCAATATTTCTCTGTTTCTGTGTTGTAAAATACCATATCTATAGATCCAGATAATTTTAAATCTTCGTAAAATACACACCATTCTGTGCGATATGGTTTCAAATGTGGATGATCTTTTGCAAACTGCAAGAAATATTTATATTCAATACTATCATCTTGTTGAGGAACATCATTATAATAACATTCTATATTATAATGTGTTAATGTACCTGCAGTAGATGCTTCTAGACCATTTTTTGCCCACATTTCTTTTATTTCTTCTGCTGTTTTTTTGTAATACTTATATTCCGGATCGGTACCCCATTTTTTTCCTTTCAAAATATTTTTAATAATCGGAACTGGATCAAAATGTTCAAAATGACTATGTACCCAAGTTGTTACCGAGGTATAATTACTTCCATCATCACCATCAATATAATACTTATGTGGACCCTCATCAAATACAATTCGGTCATCTCTTATGTGATGATTTGCTATTTGCAATTTGGTTGGTGGTATAAGTGCCATATAATACGTATATAAATAATATCTATTGTGCATTCTCAGGATTTATATTATTTTTATTCAATTTTTGTACTTCTACCATATCTTTTATTTCTTTATACATTTCACGGTTTTCACTTAAGCCTTATTTAATTTTGCTATATTTTGTATATCCATCTTATTATGATGTAATGACCATACTTGTTTCATAACTATCCCTAAATTTTTTGTTCCATAATTTTGTTTTGGATCATATACAAATTCAAGTAATTTTTCTTCTGATCCTCCTTTAATTTTCTTTTTGGTTTTTTTGAAAATTTTTGGCATATATATAATAATATTTAATACATAATATTATTAATATAAACGGTTCGCAATAATTATATATTATGAATACTCCATCAACTGAACAACAATATATTATTGATAATATTATAAAAGGGTATAATATTTGTTGTTGTGCAGTTGCTGGTTCAGGTAAGTCTACTACTATTTTATCTTTATCCAATCAATTAAATGATAAAAAAATACTTCAATTAACTTACAACTCCAGTTTACGTTTAGAAGTCCAAGAGAAAGTTAAAGAACTTGAATTAAAAAATATTAATATACACACTTTTCATTCATTGGCTTTCCATTATTATTCTAAACAAGCACACACTGATACTGGACTAAGACAAGTATTATTATATAACATGAAACCCAAAAAAAATATTGAAAAAATAGATATTTTGGTTATTGATGAGAACCAAGATCTTACTGAATTATATTTTCAATTTATTATTAAATTCTTATTAGATATGCAAAATAAAATACAAGTTGTATGTTTGGGTGATCCTAGACAATGCATTTACGAATTCAAAGGTGCAGATCCAAGGTTTTTGACTATGGCCGAGAAAATTTGGTCTAATTTTATGTATTTAAAAAATCCTGAATTTATTCATTGTACATTAAAAACCTCTTATCGAATTACAGATCAAATGGGTCAATTTGTAAATAAAGCTCTTTTAGGTGATGAACTTATGTTAACATGTCGAAATGGAGAACCTGTTACTTATATGAGAAATAATAGAAATAATGTAGAAAAATTTCTAATTTATACAATTAGGAGTTTATTAGATAGTGGTGTTAAACCAGATGATATTTTTATTTTGGCTGCGTCAGTAAAAGGAATAAATAGTCATGTACGTAAATTAGAAAATAAACTTGTTGAAACTGATATTCCGTGTCATGTTCCTATTTTTGAAACAGAAAAATTAGATGAACGTGTTATTGAAAATAAAATAGTATTTTCTACTTTTCATAGTGTTAAAGGAAGACAAAGACCTTATGTTTTTATTATTGGATTTGACAATAATTATTTTATGCAATATGCGAGAACTTTGAAGAAAAATGAATGTCCAAATACACTTTATGTTGGTTGTACAAGAGCCATAAAACAATTGTATTTAATTGAATATGATCAATATCCTACTGATCGACCCTTACAATTCATGAAAATGGGACATCACGATTTAAAAAAATGTGAATTTGTCAATTTTAAAGGCACTCCGCGCTCTATATTTTATAATCAACTTGGTGAAAGTGAAATGTTAAAACCAATTATTGATAAACGTTATGAAACTCCTAGTAAAATTGTTAAATTTATTCCAGACTATGTTTTAAATAAAATTTCACCCATTATTGAACAAATATTTGTTCAAAGTTCTCAAGATATTTTTGAAATAAGTATTCCAAATATTGTAAAAACTGATTATGGATATGAAGATGTAAGTGATTTAAATGGAATTGCTATTCCAGCTCTTTATTATGAATTAAAATGCAAAAAAAACATTTTACGAGAACTTATACAAAATGCCATATTAGAATTAAAAGAAAATGAACATTATTTTTTGAGAAATGTTATTGATTCTATACCCGAAACATGTAGTAATATCAATGACTATTTATTTTTATCCAATATTTATATTTCCATTCAAGAAAGATTGTATTTTAAACTTAAACAGATTAATATAAATCAATATAATTGGTTGAATGAAGAAGACATTGAAGATTGTTTAATGAGATTGGAGAACTTTGTGAATATTGAATGTGAAAATATACCAGAATTTGAGAAATATATTATTCATCATTCTAAAGATGATCTTCATGTAAATATAGATAAGACATTAAAACCGTTTTTTGCTGAAAATATTGTCTTCCGGTTCTCGGCTATTGTTGACGTTTTTACTGAAAAAAGTATTTGGGAATTGAAATGTACAAACACTATTACAATTGAACACAAAATACAGATGATATGTTATGCTTGGTTATGGGAAATGATGGAAATGCCCAAAAGAGAATTTAAATTATTAAATATTAAAACTGGAGAACTTTTTGTATTAAATTATGAAATTGATCAATTAACAACCATTATTGTTTTAATATTAAAAGGTAAATATGAAAAACCAGTGTTTAAAACCAATGAAGTCTTTTTGGAAGATTTAATACAATATATGAATGTAAATACTTCATATAATATTTTAAAAAATACAGAACAGTTTTTAGATTCTGATTGTTTTAACCTTAGTCTTGATATTCATATTTAAACTAGATAAAACTATTTCATTAAATAATACTATACCCAATATTAAATATATAATTTTTAAAGCAAAACTATTTACATATTTTTGTAAATTAAAAAAATAAGATAAAAATATACCAACATTACAAGACAATATATCTCCATAATTATTTATATAATTTGTTTTTCCTTGTAATACTTCAACCAGTTCTCCAATTCCATGTATAATATTTGAAAAAACAACATTTTTTAATAATGAATAATTGTATTTTTCTAATACTATAAAAATAAGCGTTCCAAAAATAAGATGGCCAATAGAATATTCATCAAATTCTAAATAATACATATAAATTAACAAAATATTATTTATGTAGAGAACATTTACTTATTTTTTTTACTTGTTTTTGACATGTTTTTCCATTCTTTAATTTATGACCACAAATATAAATATAACAACCGTTGTCTATTTTTTTTTTATTTTGGTTCCATGCTCTCGATGCTTCATCAAAATCAATACGCGGTTGTAACTGATTACGGGTTAACATTTTATAAAATATATAAAAATTGAATAAATTTAATCAATTTTTATAATTAAGTATTAATGCAAATAGATAAATTTATAGATCCTACATTTAAAACCTCAATCGTCTTTTATGTTACCTGGATTACTATTCATCATATTTCAACTCATCTTTATGCTTATTTTTGTGTTGGTAATGATATATATTCAATTCTTTTATCACCGTTTATTACTGTAACTCCATTTTGTCAAGGATTGAATTGGGCTATTTATAATGGTTCAATTCAAATTAGTAGTATGTGGTTATCATTAGGTACTTGGTTATCCATTTTAATTTTATTTAAAAAATAAACATAATAAAATATAATAGTATTTTATAATGCCATATAAAATAAGAAAAGTCAATAATAAAAGTTGTTATAAAGTGTATAATAAAAAAACAAAAAAAGTATATGCAAAATGTAGTACTTTAGAAAATGCAAAAAAACAAGTCCGTTTATTACAAGCGATTAAGAATAACGCTTCGTTTAAAAATAAATTGAAATTAAATAGAAAAACAAGAAAAATTAAATAATCCAGTTCTCCAAAATTTGCATTCCATCTTCACTATATTCCGGATTGAAATCTAATAATAATATTTTTTTGTATTGTGCAATTGTTAATATATTTTTATATGTCAAAAATATTTCTATTTTTTTCATAGGATCTTCATAAATATCAAAATAATGTTTTTCTTTTTTAACTAAATGCATTTGTGGTTGAATATTATTAAATAAATCATATGGAGGACTTTCTAATTTCATTTTCATTGCTCGTGATCTTTTATACATTTTATATCCCAAATGTTTTAATAATTTTTTCATTGTAAATCCTAATAATAAAAAATTTTTGTTTGTTATTTTAAACATTTTATCAAAATCTATTTCTATTTTTTTTGTATTTGGTGTTAAATCTGAACTACTAAATACCCAATTGGTTATACACGATTCCTTTATTATTTTCAAATAATTTTCTTTATGTGATATTACTATTACATTATCACTTAGTTCTGCAAATACTTTTATTAAATCTTCTGGTAATTTATCATTATTAAAATTTACTATTCCTATTAACTTTATCATATACATATCTATTATATTTTTTAGTTTATTTTTCTATTCATTATGAAAAATATATAAATATTTATATATTTCTCTATTTACACTTTTACAATTCTTCTATCCATCCGTAAAATTTTTGCGGTTACAATTTTATACATTACATCCACTTGAACCCATTGTTATATTCAAATAATTTAAATGATCATTGGTTGAACATTCATATAAATCACATGAAATATCATCACATAAATCATAATCTGTATTATTTTCATTATAACAAACTCCTTGTTTTATATGTGCATAATTAAATTTTTTAGGTGGTACACTAGTCACTACATCATTATTATGAACAACTCTATATGTATTTAATATTTTATTATTGAAATCTTCAACAAATGCTTCATTTCCTACACGTGGAGAACCAAAATTATAATAATATTCAATATTAAAAGGTTCATTATTATCAATAATGTCATATGCAAACAGGGTTGATGCTGCTGATCCTAATGAATGACTTGAAATTAATAAATTTGAAGTATTATATTTTTTTGATAGTGTGTGTAAATTCTCAAATAGATCATTTTTTATATAATAATAATTTTTGTAAAATCCCACTTCAACACATAATGATTTATTTACATATGGACTAATATATTCCACCTGAATATCTTCTAACCAATTATGAATATTAGAGGATCCTCTAAATGCCGTGAAAATTGTTTGTGTTTCATTGTCATATCCCTGAAGAGCTAATGATCCAAATTTTTCTGCAATAAAATCCACATTTGTTAAATCATCGCAATATGTTGATTGTGCTAATATTGCACATTTTAATGCAATCGTTTCATTATAAGATTTCGTTTTTAAAACAAAAAAAAAGAAAATAAATAATAAAAAAATCATATATTTAAATATTACATCACTATATCTTTAATTTATTTGTCTCAACCATTTAATTATATCATTTCTTGTTTTTTCAACCTCATATAAATTTTTCTTCATTTGTACCACTTTCAATCTTTGTATATCCTTTAATTCTTCATGTGTCTTTTTTTCTATTTGAGAATTTATATAGTATTCCAAAAATTTACGCCATACTTCTCTAATAATATAATGTATCATTTCATCGTTTACTATCATCCATTCTTTTTTTCCATTTTCTTCAATGCAAACATCTGTTTTCTTTCCATTTACTTTTATTGGTATTTTATTAATTTTGTTATTATATGATATAAATTGTTTAAATGCACTAATATCACCATCTTGATTAAATAATAATATTTCTATATCTTCATTAAATATTTGTGTATTTTCTAACCATTGGTTTATTGTTATATCAGGTAATTCATTCAATGGTTTATTGTATTTTATTTTATTCAATTCATTTGTTAAATCATTTACTTTTTTATCTAGTTTCAATAACAATTCATAAATATCTTTATTTGTTGGTTCCATTTTAGTTAAAAAAATATTATTATTTTTTTAATCAATTTTTGTATATAATATTTTATATTAGCGGTTATTTTAATAGTATTTAATTAAAAAATTAATATGTTTAGAAATACAAATATATTATGATTTTATAAAAATTATTTTCAAAACATATTATATAATGTTGAAAACATTGAAAATTACATTTAACAAACTTTTGAAAAATAAATATACATTTTATATTGTTATTGTTATTCTTGCTCTTATTTTATATTCCATTTTAAGATACTTTAATATTTATGAAGCCATGACCGATAAGAAAGAACCTATGGAACATGAAAAAGAAGTAGAAGAAACTACGGTTGAAGAGGAACCTACTGCTGCTGCACCTAAGGGTGGTGCGGGTACCGTTGTTTCTTCAAATGAGTAATTTAAATTTATAAATTAATTATAAATTTAACTAAATTAAACGGTCATTGGCGCTTCAAATTGAATATCATCATTATGTTGTTGACTACTAATATTTTGTAATTGTAATTGATCTATTATCTCTTCTCCACCAACATCTCTTGTTATTTTTATACAACAAATTTCTATTTCTTTACATTTAGACTTATATAACTGTCTTCCTAGTGCTAAAATAAATCCACACATTGTTGTTATGAAAAAAGTCCAAAAAATTTGTTGTCCCGAATCCATATATATATATATTCTAATATTTTACATTTATGATTTATACAATATTTATATTATCTAGTACATGAAAATATACTTTTTCTACATGATTTTGTTTTTACATTTAACATTAATAATATCATACAACGATCCACCATTTTTGTTATTTCTTCTGTATTTTCTAGTGTTATCCAACCCATTTTTTTCAATAATTCCATAATTAATAATCTAAAAACTTCTTCAACCTCACCTTGGTTAACATGTAGATTATCAGATTTATCATATATCAAAACCACCATCTTGAGTACTTGTGGCATATCATTTAAATCAAACTTTCCGTCCTTCATTATTTCTTTTATTTCTTTTTCACATGCTGATGTAAATTTCGCATCATTAATTATAGCTTCCACTTTTTTAGCAATTGGTGTTTTTTCCATTATATATATACCATTTTATATTATTTAAATACTTTAATAATAAATAATATAAACATTTTTATACATTAATATTTGGTCTTATAGTCTAGGGGTTATGACTGCGGACTTTGAATCCGCCAGCCTGGGTTCGATTCCCAGTAGGACCTATTCATTTTTTATTATTCTTAAAAAGGAATTCACATATTTTATTGTATCACTTGATGTTGTTTGAAATACAAAAGGAAAAAATGCATGTATAAAAGCTTGAACAGACGCTATTAAAAAATTAATTGATAATGATAGTGATCCTAATGCATGTTGAAAATATGTCATATTTAATTCATTTGGATGTTTATTGAATAAATTGTATATATACATTATAATATAATCATAAAATTTCTTTCATAATATTATGTTATTTGTAATAAAATCATTATTATTATATATAATAATAATAATAATGAGTTGGTTAAGTGATGGTAGTGCCAATAAACTAAAAAATTCTTATGTTCAAGATATAAATAATCAAGGTTATGCTTTAGATATATGTGGAAATGTTATTATAAGGAACGAACAAAGTTTACAATTTGAAAATCCGGCAACAGGTACTTATATTGGTAAAGGAATATTGTCTAATTTAGTAGATGGTTCTAGTAATATTGTTATTGGTAATAATGTGCAATATAATAGATTAAAGCAATGGGTAACTGGTACTATTCCAGATGGTAGTTGGAACAGTGTTGCTTTTGGTAACAATACAATTGTTGCTGTAGGTGGTAGTGGAGTAGGTGGAAATAAAATTGCATATAGTACTGACATTGGATCTAATTGGACAATTGCTGGTTTTGATTTTCCTACTAACGAAGTAGGTATTAAAAGTATTGAAATAGAAAAATCAAATGGAGATTTTAATATAAATGAAATTCAGGTTTGGTTTGATGGAGTTAATGAAATATTAAATTCGGATGCACATACAAAATTAAAAGATGAACATTTATTATGGAAATATAATGATGGTGATAGTTTTTTTGAAAGTTCAAAAGTAACAATTACTTTTGATAGGAATGATTTAACATATAGTAGTCTTCAAGCCATTGTTCTATATAGTGCAAAAAGTAATACTAATTTTAGTAATATGGGCGGTGGTTCTGACAATAGTAACGTTCAAATCACACTAAAAAATGCAGGAAGCGATGGAAGCGATGGTGCTATTGCTAAACAAACAACTACTTTATCAAACGATGATTATTATGTTTTTAAAGGTTTAAATTATGGATCCGCATCATTAGTCGGACATAGTTCATCAACAAATATTATTACAAATACTACAGAAACTTATGATCTGAATTTTAATAAACTCAGAATTAGACGATTGACTAATAATGAGACTGGTAATAATAATGATAATAATATTAATTTAAATAAAGTCCAAGTATGGAAAAGATTAAATTCAGTTGGTACTGATTCAAATGATATGTCTTTTAATGAAATTGTTTTAATTAGTACAGCTAGTGAGGGCGTAAATTTTGTACAATCAAATAACGTTACAGTATATTTAAATGATAATGGTGTTGATAGTACATTTAATTTTTCAAGCGCGGGACAATTAGCTGATTTAACAGGGACCTCCTATTTATTAAGTGGATTTTCTAGCGGCGCAACTGTCGCAAGTAATAATTATATTAATTTAAAAAATATACAATTTATTAAATGTGATTTGATAGGAAGCGGTGATAGTGGAAGTGGAAAAATTTTATCTTCGAGTATTTTTAGATTATATAATTCAGATAAAGGTGATTTTCTTGATTTATCTTTTAATTTTAGTTTTGATGATGATGGTAGTGGACAAGTGAATAAAACTAAATTTATATTTTATGGTCCAAAATATGCATCTTATGATATTAATAATTTTACTATTAATGATTATGCAAGGTTCGCCATTCCATCATTGAATCACGTAAACATTGTTGATTATAATAGTATTATTTCATATAATTTAGATGATATCAATACTAGTTGGTCAACACCAAATGATACCATAAATAATACCATCGATATTCCATTAACAGAAACCATTTCAAATAATGAATTAAAATCTATTGTTGTTTATCCTGATACAAATCATTTAACAAGAATGAAAGGCGTTTCATTAGAATTGGTTAACGAGACAGACGACAAAATATTTGAATATTTAATTTGGGATACGAATGCTGATGTTTATGGAACTACAAATATTTATAGAATAAATGGCGTTTCTAATAATATTGATACCACTTTAGATGTTGTTGATATTAATGATGCATCTTATAATGATATATTAAATATTGTTAGTGACTCATATATTATTGATACTTCGAATATTCATCATATTGAAACAACAATAATTGTAAACAGCAGTATTTTAGGTTCTAGTGATATTGATGCATTTTTAGTTACAACATTAAATAGTGTTGCTTATGGTAATAATCGTTTTGTTGCTGTAGGTAATCAAGTTATTTTGCAAACTACCGATGGATCTTTAAATACTTGGAAAGGTACTTATTTTCAAGAAGCAGATGGAGGTAATACAGAAGACTTTAAAAAAGTTGTATATAACAATGATAAATTTGTAGCTATTGCTCCTAATACTAATGATGTTGAAATACAACCATTAACAAATTCCGTAAATTGGAATACAGATACTATTTCTAATTGGATACCTATTAGTGGAACATTAAGTCAGAGTAATTGGTCTAGCATTGCATATCATAATGCAACTAATTATGTTGCTGTTTCAAATAGCACAACCAATAATGTTAGTGTTTATGATGGTTCATCTTGGACTACTCAAACTGTAAATGGAACAAACGGTCTTTTAAGTATTGTATTTGGTTTAAATAAATATGTTGCCGTTGGACCCAATATTCTTATTTATAGTACAGACTATGGAGAAAATTGGAATACAGGATCCACTCAAACAGGTAATTGGGTTTCTGTTAAGTTTATTGCTGCCACTAATCTCTTTGTTGCTGTTTCTACAACTGAAGAAAAACGTATTATTTATAGTGAAGATGGTATTAATTGGATATTATCTAATGTTGAACAAAGTTTATGGAAAGATATTACTTATACTAGTGCTGAATACGTTGCAGTTGCAGAAAGTGGTACCAGTCAATTATTATTAAATTTTGGAAGAGTTGCAAATAGTATAGCTATTGGTAATGATTCACAAGCAGAATATTTTAATAGTATAGCAATTGGTAAAGATGCAATAGCACCTGGAGAAAATACAATTATATTAGGTGGTCCAGATAGTCAAGGGCTAATTATTCCAAAAGGAACAACAAGTGAAAGACCGATTGGTGAAGTTGGTATGATACGGTTTAATACAGAGGTCGGTGCATTTGAAGGATACAATGGTGTAGGATGGGTTAATTTCACTACACCACAACTTGCTCCACAACCGGATCCTGATCCGGAACCGGAGCCCGAGCCTGAACCAGAGCCTGAGCCTGAGCCTGAGCCAGAACATGAACCTGAACCTGAGCCAGAACCTGAGCCTGAACCCGAGCCTGAGCCTGAGCCTGAGCCAGAGCCTGAGCCTGAGCCTGAACCAGAACCAGAGCCTGAGCCAGAACCAGAGCCAGAGCCTGAACCAGAGCCAATGCCTGAGCCAGAACCTGAACCAGAGCCTGAGCCAGAACCTGAACCAGAACCTGAACCAGAGCCTGAGCCTGAGCCTGAGCCTGAGCCGGAGCCTGAACCAATGCCTGAACCTGAACCAATGCCAGAACCTGAGCCTGAGCCTGAACCAGAACCTGAACCAATGCCTGAGCCAGAGCCTGAACCAATGCCAGAACCTGAGCCTGAGCCAGAGCCTGAACCAATGCCTGAACCTGAACCAGAGCCAATGCCTGAACCAATGCCAGAACCCGATCCAAATTTATTAGCATTAACTTCACCATCAGCTATGAACATTGTGAATGACGGAGGAAACAAATATCTTTTGAATGGTGAAATAACTTATAATGCTTTACGTACATATGGATTAAGTAATTATACTTATGAAATCACAGGTGTTCCTTCAGACCATCCTGTTGCAATTGTAAGTGATTTATCACAAAATATTGTTTATACTGGAACATCAGAAGACACAACTCCAACATCAAATCGAATAGCTGGTTATACATATTATAGTGGTACAGTAATAATAACAGTCAATGGGGATTTCCTACAAGCTAGTTTGCATTGTTTAAATCATGGATACATGGGTGGAGAAAATTTATTGGTCTATTCAAGTTAAATCGTTTAAGTTATATATTTATATAAAAAAGTATAAATATATAATATAATGAGCAGTTATTTTGATGATAAAGAATTATTTGTTGGTCCACAAACTCATCAATATGGAAGTCATATGGTAACTACTGACGTTAAAAAACCAATACAAACAAAATATATTAATGTTGACACAAGGTTTAGAGATGATTATAATAACAATTTTACAATAGATTATAATTTAACTTTAGATGATCGTACAAATGATGTAAAAAGCATATATGTAACAAATTTAGAATTACCAATATCTTTTTATAATATTTCTGAAGCGTTAGGAAACAATGTATTTAAAGTAGATACAACAATTATTACTGTACCAGATGGAAACTATGATGCATCTACTTTGGCAACAACAATAGATGGTTTATTACCTTCTGGAAGTTTTGCAATAGCAAATAACAAAGCAACAATAACCGGAACATTTGATGTATATTTCAATGTCGATAAAGATGGAAATTTCAATAGATATAATTTAAAAAGCAGTTTAGGTTGGTTA